CTACACCGTGCCGCTTTCCAATGTGCCGCGCATCATTACCGCCTACGCCTGTGATATCGCCCGTTACCGGCTATCCGATGACCGCGCCACCGAGCAGGTCACCAAGCGCTACAACGACGCCGTGAAGTTCCTACGCAGCGTCGCAAAGGGTGAGGTGCGGCTTGGTATCGCCTCATCGGAAAGCGCAGCGGGAAGCGCTGGCAGCGTCATGATGGACACCGGCCGCCGCGTGTTTAACGGGGGTGGCTTCTAATGCTGGCCACGATTGAAGACGCCATTATCGAGCGCTGCCAACGCGTGCTTGGCGATCACGTCAAGACCGTCGAAGACCTACCAGGCAAATGGAACCAAAAGACCCTGCGCGCTGCACTACGCAAGGTGCCAGGCGTGTTTGTCGCCTGGGGCGGCGCGCGCGGTGACGGCGACCTGGTCCAGCCCGCGACTCAAAACCGCTACGTGGTGTACGTGGTGACCGGCCACGCCAGCGGCGAGCGCGAACGCCGCCGGGGCAATACCCGCCAAGTGGGTGCCTATGAACTGCTCGAACGCGTGGTTCCTGCCGTGCATGCGCTCACCGTGCCCGATGTGGGCAGCCTGACGCTTGAGAGCATCGACAACCTCTATGCCGATCACTTCGACAAGGAAGGCGTGGTGGTTTACGCCGCCGCATTCCGGCTGAAGGTGGTGTGGCCAGCAGCGTTTGACGTTAACGATCTCAACCCCTTCGAGCTATACACCGGCACTCACCGCATCGGCGGCGATGACGACCCCGATGCCGAAAGCCGCGTCGAGCTACCCCAACCCCAGGAGGACTAACCGTGCCATCCATTTACGTTAAACCGCGCCTGCGCGATGCCAAAAAGCCCGACCAGGGCGTGCTGCTGGTACGCCGCGAAAGCGACGGCAAGCCTATCCCCGCTGCGGGCGCACTGGTTGAGCATACCCCCTACATCCGCCGCCGCTTACGCGATGGTGATCTGGTGCGCGCCACGGCCCCGGCGAAACCCAGCCGTGCCAAAGCTGCCGCAAAACCGGATGCCACGCCTAAGGAGACCAGCCAATGATTACCTCTGGTGTCTTCAACGACATTCCCTCTGCGATTCGTACGCCAGGCGTATTTATCGAGTTCGATAGTCGCCTGGCCAACAGCGGCGTATGGCAGACACGCCTGTTGGTCATCGGCCAGCGGCTGGAAAGCGGCGAGAAAAGCGCCCTGAGCGCTGACCGCGTGACCAGCGGCGAGCAGGCCGACCGCTACTACGGGCGCGGCTCCATGCTCGCCGAAATGCTGCGCGCGGCGTTAGCGATCGACCCGTACATGGAGACGATCGGCCTGGCGCTGGATGATCTGGTAGCGGGTACCGTAGCTAGCGGCTCTATCGGCGTGGCGGGTACCGCCCTGCGCGGCGGCACCGTGGCGCTGTACATCGGCGGCTACCGCGTGCGCGCCGGGGTTGAGGCAAGCGACAGCGCCGAGACAATTGCCCAAGCCCTGGTCGATGCGATCAACGACGAAGGGCGTGTGCCCGTTACCGCCACCGTCGATGGCACCGATGCCACCAAGATCAACTTGGTTTGCAAGTGGGCAGGCGAAACCGGCAATGATATTCACCTGGTGTTTAACGCCAAGGGCGAGCGTGGGCTGGACGGCGTGACGTTTACCCTGACCCAGCTCAGCGGTGGCGACGGCAACCCGGATATTGGAGATGCCATCGCCGCCATGGGGGATGAGTGGTACCACTACATCGCCTGCCCGTTCACCGACACCGCCAACCTGGGTGAGCTGAAAACCGAACTGACCCGCCGTTTCGGGCCAATGGTGCAGATGGGTAGCCGTGCCTTCGGCGCGTTTCGCGGCACGCTTAGCGAGACCAGCACCTTCGGGAGCGCTCTCAATGGCGAGCACATGACAGTGATGGGTACCGGTCAATCGGTTAGCCCCACCTACCTGTGGGCGGTCACCTACGCGATGGTCGCCGCCGGTGCGCTGACCAACGATCCCGCACGCCCGCTGCAATACCTGGCACTACCCGGCCTGATCGGCCCGCTCAAGGAAGACCAGTGGACCAAGGCCGAGCGCAACATGCTGCTGTTCGATGGCATCGCCACGTTCACGGTTGCCGACGACGGCACGGTGCAGATCAACCGCGAGATCACCACCTACCAGGTCAACGAAGCGGGTATCGAGTCGGACGCCTACCTGGACATCCAGACGCCCGAAACATTGGAACGCATCCGCTATGAGCAGATCAGCCGCATCCTGAGCAAGTACCCGCGCCACAAATTGGCCACCGACGCTGACGCGGCGCTCTACGGTGCTGGCCAGCCGATCATGACCCCTAACGTCTGCAAGGCCGAGCTGCTCGATCTCTATCGCGATTTTATCGAGAACGGCTGGACGCAGGACTACGAGGGCTATGCCGCCAGCCTCACCGTCAACATCGACCCCGACAACCCGGCGCGCCTCAACGTGATTGACTCGCCCAAGCTCGTTGGCCAGTACCGCATCCACGCGATGCAAACCCAATTCCGCCGCTAAGCGGCCATTAACCGCCGTTTAAGGAGTGCGTAACTCATGACGCAACTAACAGGCAAGGCCACGGTGAAAGTCGACGGAACGGAGATGCTCACCGACGTCGACTCAACCCTCAACGTGGGGGGCGTAAGCCGTGAATTCATGACCGGGCCCAACGGTGTCCAGGGTTACCGGGAGACGTTTGAGGCCCCCTCGCTGTCGTCCACCGTTCGCCATACCGGTGATACCGATTTGATCGCTCTGGGTCGTATCAAAGGTGCCACGGTGCTCTTTACCACCGATACCAATGACACCTACGTGCTTCGCCGGGCGGCGGTTACTGAAACCGTCGAGTTATCTGGGGGCAACATCCGCCTCAACTGGGGCGGCATGGGCGTGGAGAGACTCTAATGTCAGGCACAAAAATCACCGTCACCTTGATTCACGGCCTCAAGATTGGCGAGACCGTTTGTAAAGACGCGAAGCTGCGCGAAGCCACCGCTGGCGACGTGCTCGAAGCACAGGAAGCCGCCGAGAAGTTAATGATGGTACCTAACGCCGAGGGAGGCTTCGAGCCGATGTTGGTGGTCAGCCCTTCCCGCGTCGGCGTTGAAGTACTTCGCCGCCAGATCGCCAGCATCGGCGACATCTCCGGCCCGCTGGATCTCAAGCTGATGCACAGGCTCCACCCCGAAGACCTCAACCTGCTGCTGGCCAAGAGCGAGCAGCTCGACGGTGCCGCTGTTGCTCAGACCCAGGAGGGAACGACACAGCGGGGGCGAGGCGATAGCGATCGCCCAGCATCTGACCAAGTTGATGTGGGTGATCGCGACACGAACGGGGTGGAGTGAAGCCGAGCAACGCGGCATGACGCTGCGACGGCTACTCAGCTATTTGAACCAGGCCAGGAGTTAACATGAGCGAATTACGCGCTTCGGTGGTGATGGATCTGCGCGGCAACCTCGAACGGCAATCACGCCGCTATGAGGGAGCCATGCGCGCGATGGCCAACAATGGCCAACGCCACATGACCCGCTTGCAGCGCGTGACAGGCGGTGTTGGCCGCACACTCGACCGCGTCGGCAACCGCTGGGTGGCGCTGGCCACTGGTGCGGCGGGCTTCGGCACGGTGCGCAATCTGGTCAACCTGGAAGAACGCTTCACCCGCCTGGGCATTCAATCCCAACGCAGCGCAGAGGAAATGGAAGAGCTGCGTCGCCAGATCTTCGAGACCGCCCGCGAGCCGGATATTCGCGTTGACCCTTCACAAATCACCGGGGCTATCGAGGCCATCGTCGAGAAAACCGGCGACCTGGAATTTGCCAGAGAGAACATCCGCAATATCGCGATGGCCATCTCCGCGACCGGGGCTGAAGGCACCAACATTGGCCAGATTATGGCGGAGTTCCAGAAGATGGATATCCGTGCGCCTGAGCAGGTGTTGGGTGTGATCGATACCCTTAACGAACAGGGTAAGCAAGGTGCCTTTACGCTGCAAAGCCTCGCGTCGCTAGGCC